CACCGTCCGGCGCGCGTGAGATTTCGAGCTTGAGTTTTTCTGCAAGCCGCAGCGCGTCGCCATCGTCGGTGAGAGGGTTCCATTTCCATCCGGCAAAATTCACCGTATGGCCGAAAGCCGCTTTCGCCGCAAGCTCAAGCAATTGTCTGTCGGTCATGACTGAAACTCCGCCATGTCAGTAATCATCGAGTCCACGCGGTCATACTGCTCCGGCCTGATTTCGTTCAAATGCGCCACGGCGAGGTTATCCACGCACCACTTCTTGATAACGTCGCGGTTTAGGCCAAGCTCCTTAATGCGGGCTTCCAAGCGCTTGTGCTGCGCCGTGCTTATTACCTCCACAGATTCGCCCTGCGGCTCCTCTGTGACCGTTTGGGCTTCACCTTGGATGGCTTTAGCGGCCATTTCATCCTTCTGGCGCTTTGCCTCCTTCTTCATCGCGCTGCGCTGCTTGGAGTCAAACAGCGTCCAAAGGTAAATCTTCTCCTCGGATTCCAAACCGGCGTTCTCAATCTCCATCACTGCATCGGCCACGGAACCTGAATTTAACCATTCTGTGACTTTTACCGCCAGATCATCGCATTTTTGCTTGCTGTCTGACGTGACGTTTTCCGATGCGCCTGCCGTGGGCGTGATGTTGCTGGTGAAGTCATGCACCTCCTCTGGCACATACATGCCGGACGTTGCCATAGGGCATACGGTGCGGATACCCTCGCTAACGCAGCGAGCGCGAAGCATTTGCCGGGGATACTTGCGCCACATGTCTTTCGCGCCAAGGCCTGCCGCCGATGCGCGTTTCATGTCCCAGCCAATACGCACCGTGCCGCCTGCGGGGTGGGAAAACGTGGCATCGGCAATATCGTTGTCCAGCTTGTGCCATTCAACCTTGCCGCCAGATTCGAGAAAATCACGCAGCATGGCTTCGGATTTCTTCGCAGGACGGCCCTGGATGATGTCGTAGTCACGCGCCGCCAGCGCCGGGTGCCTGCCTTCGGCCTGCGCCACCAGCATGAGCGCAAGGGCTTCGTCGGCGGTCTTTACGCCAAATAGTCTGGACTTAGCCACGGCTACGGCCATGCGCTCGATATCGTTGATGCTTATCGTTGCCACTTGGTTACTCATCGTCTTTTTCCTTTTCGGTGATGCTGTAGTAGCTGTCGCCGGAGATAGTGATTTCCTTGCCATCGGCAAACGGCGAAAGCACTTTGCGCACATGGTTTTCGACGATCTTCTCAACTTCATCGTTGTCAAATTGCATGTTCATTTTCATTTTATAACCTCGTTTTCAGTTGGATAGTTGCCTGCGGCGTATGTCCGTTGGCAGGCTGATAAACGCGGCTGTAGCGGTCAAGGCAGTAGCGATTGCCAGAGCGCATCCATTCGAGTGCGGACTGCCGTTTTTCGTGATACGGGTCGGCCAGTTCCGCGAGCCAGTCTGCGCGTTGCTGCTTATGGTTGTCGATCATTTTTTTCTCTCCTCTATCATTGCGTCGGCAATTTTGTATGCCGCTTCCGAGTAGTAAGTCCACTCCGCACAGCCATGGCCTCGAATCGTAGGAACAAGACCCTGCATCGCCTTCGCCGCAAAGTAATCGCGCAGCGTCATGCCTTGCATCATAAACAACGCCGCCAGCAAGTCCTCGTTAATATTTTCCAGACGCTCAATCTCATCGGCTGCATCGTCGGCAATAGGCCATCCGTGATTGCTAACTTCGCGCAAGTCTTTTATGTCAATCATGGCTGCTCCTTGTATTCAAGGCAAAGCATCCTCTGTATGCTTTCCTCGATCTGCTGAAACTTAAGTTCGGCTTCGGCGCGAATTTCTTGCTGTTTATCGCGCATGAGCTTTACCTGCCCTTTGATAAGTTCGCCCTCGTCAACTTCAGGCGCATCAATTTCAACTTCTGCAATAAAAACGCCAAACGCTGCGGCTTCGCATGGGTAAACTTTGTAAAAGAATTTTTTATCAAAATCGCTCCATTCAGCATGCACGTATGCTTTCAGCTTCATGATTGCACCACAGGGTTAAAACGAGGCGCGGAAAACGCCATCTGCTCGTTAGCAATCCCGTTCATTTCCTCAATCTGCGCGTTGATATTCTTGCGCGTCTGCTCCGTGATGTTGCTGGCGCAAGTGGTCAGCGGCTCGTAGGCGTCGCTGTGGTCAACCGCAGCCGCCAAAATATCGACGATGCGCGCAACGGCTATGGTGCGCTTCTCAACGTGCTTAATGTTGAGCAGGCTCGCGGCTAACTGCTCGGCTGCGTCTAGATAGTCAGGTTTCATTTCATCTCTCCGGTTGTGTGACGATTGAGAGAATACACACTTCTATTCCCTTGCGCAATAGATTTGCATAAATATTTTAGGCATGGTATTTTCGGGCCTACAAAGGAGCGTGAACAATGACATATGAACAGGTTAAGCAGCATTTCGGCACCATCGCAGAGGCGGCGCGGCAGTTGGATTACACGCACCAAGCCATTTATCAATGGGCGCAAAAAGGCATACCGCTTAGAACGCAGCGCACAATCCAAGCGTTCACTGGCGGCAAACTCAAGGCGGATAAGGACAAGCGATGATCCAAGATTCCACAAACATCATCGACTGGTCAAGGGTAATATTAAGCCTGCGCAGCCGCGGCCTATCCGCCGCCGCAATATCGCGCAAGGTAAACGCGGATAAAAAAACTATAGCGCGGCTGGCAAATGGCGATGTAGCAGAGCCTAAGTTTTCCGCTGGCGTCGCGTTGCTTGATCTGCATCTGGACGTTTGCCGGGATCGTCACAATTTGAAGGAGTTGCGGAAATGAGGATGCCACGTGAAAGTCTGCTGTAAATGCCCGCAATGCGGCACAACATTTCTCGCGGATGCCGGTGCCGTTAACAGAGCGCGCAAAGTAGGGTATGAAAAGTTTTGCGGAAGGAAATGCGCAGGCATTGCGAGGCGTTTAAAAAATCCACTTTCCCATCTCGAAAAGAAGGAGGCAAAGCGGATTTACGACATTCAATACAGGCAGAAAAATCTTGATGCGCTGAAAAAAAAGAAAGCCGAGAGATTCAAGGTCTATTACAAAGCAAATGCAGAAAAATTCAAGGCGGAGCGGAAACGCAGGATGTCCGCCCACGTTGAGTATTGCCGAGACCCTAAATACAAAGAATACAAACGCGAATACGACAAGAAAAAAGAGGAGAAAAAATACGCAGATTTCGCGGAAGCATGGAGACTTTTGCAACAACTTGAAAAAGAGATATTGGACAGAGCATCGTCCTATGAGCGCCGCGTAATGAACGGCTATTACACCAGAGCAGCACAACGACTAAGGAGTGAAAGATGGCAGATGCGAAAAGCCTTACGGCAATTAACTTGAAGGATGAACTGTGGAACACGCTGCAAGACTTGCGAGATGGTAAAGTTCAAGCAGGTCAGGCAGACGCAATAGCGTCGCAAGCGCGCGAAATATTGCGGACGGTAAAGGTTCAGTTGCAGGTTACGACTTGCGCTAAACGGCCTGTTCCAGCGGACTGCATAAACTTTGCAGAAAAATAGCCTTAACAAAAGTGGCGGGGGGATGATCACCATCACCTACGCCACGAAATCCGCCCGCTGCGAGCTAGAGCTACCACACGAGAACGTCGGCCCGCTCGGATGGGTTCCAGACGGCTCGACTATCTACGTTGATCCGTTGCAGTCAGAGCGCGCATACGAGGCTATTCCTTCACCGCTTTACAAACCGAAAGGGCAAAAATGAAATACGATGATTTTTTGAAGCGCAAGGTGATCGTTGATAAACCTTCTGGACTGGATGTTGTGCCAGCGTTGAATCCGATGCTGTTTCAATTCCAGCGCGACATTATCTCTTGGGCATTGCGCCGTGGCCGTGCGGCGATATTTGCTGACTGCGGCATGGGTAAGACGCCAATGCAGCTTGAATGGGCAAAGCACATCGATGGGAAAGTGCTAATACTTGCGCCGTTGGCCGTTGCGCAACAGACCGTCAGAGAAGCGGATAAGTTCGGCATTGCCGATGTTAGCTACCATCGCAAAAGCGGCAACACCGGCCACATCACGATTACCAACTACGAGATGATTGAGCATTTCAATCTGGATGAATTCACTGGCGTAGTGCTGGATGAGTCGTCAATTCTCAAGTCATACAATGGAAAAACGCGCACGCAGATCGTTGACGGATTTTCTCAAACGCCGTTCAGGTTAGCGTGTTCTGCCACGCCAGCGCCCAATGATCATATGGAGCTTGGAAATCACTCTCAGTTTTTGGGCGTGATGAGCTACACCGAAATGCTATCCATGTTTTTTGTGCATGACGGTGGAGAGACGCAAAAGTGGCGATTGAAAGGCCATGCCGAGGCGGACTATTGGAAGTGGCTTTGCTCATGGGCGGTGATGATTCGCAAGCCTTCCGACTTGGGATATGACGATGGCGATTTCAAGCTGCCGGAAATGATAATGCACGATGTCACGGTGAAGGTCGATAAGCCTACCAGCGGCATGTTGTTTGCAATGAACGCTGAGACATTGCAGGAGCGTATTTCAGCGCGCAGGGATACCGTTGCAGATCGCGTTGCGCATACCGCGGCTGTCGTGAACTCGACTGGTGAGCAGTTTCTTGTCTGGTGCAATCTCAATGCAGAGAGTGATGCGCTGCGCAAAGCAATCCCCGGATCAGTCGAGATCAAAGGTTCTGATTCAGTCGAGCATAAGGAAAAGAATCTCCTCGCATTTGCTAACGGTGAATTGCGATGCCTTATCAGCAAGCCCTCCATCGCTGGATATGGGCTTAACTTCCAATCGTGCGCGAACATGGCATTTGTCGGACTATCGGATTCATACGAGCAGTTTTACCAAGCCGTGCGCCGGTGTTGGCGGTTCGGGCAAAAGCGCAGCGTCAATGTTTACGTGGTGTGTGCTGAAAACGAAGGCAACGTAGTATCCAACATTAAACGCAAAGAGAGAGAGGCATTGGAAATGGCTGAAAACATGGTGGAGCATATGCAGGAACTCAACGCGGCGGCATTGAAAGGAGCAACGCAGCGCAGTAAGACTGAATACGTGCGCGATGTAAAGACCGGAGACAATTGGACGGCTCACTTGGCCGATTGTGTTGACGTTGCAAGCGAGATGGTAAGCGAGTCGATTGATTATTCTGTCTATTCGCCGCCGTTCGCGTCGTTGTATACGTATTCAAATAGCGACCGCGACATGGGCAATTGCAACGACGATGATATGTTCATGGAACAATACGGATTCCTTGTGCGCGAGTTGCTGCGGGCCACGAAGCCGGGGCGGTTGACTAGCTTCCACTGCATGAACCTGCCAACAAGCAAGACGCACCACGGCTATATCGGCATCCGTGACTTTCGCGGCGAGTTAATCAAGATGCACCAGGATGCAGGATGGATTTTCCATAGCGAAGTCTGCATCTGGAAAGACCCGGTGACGGCAATGCAGCGCACTAAGGCGCTCGGACTGCTGCACAAACAGATCAAGAAGGATTCCTGCATGTCGCGGCAGGGCATCCCTGATTACGTGGTTACTATGCGCAAGCCCGGAGAGAATCCAAATCCAGTGACTCACACGAATGACACGTTCCCGGTGCAGGAATGGCAGAAGATCGCCAGTCCAATCTGGATGGACATTAACCCATCGGATACGCTTCAATTCCGTTCAGCGCGTGAGCATAACGACGAGCGCCACATCTGCCCTCTGCAGCTTGAGGTCATACGGCGCTGTATGCGTCTCTGGTCAACTGTTGGAGATACGGTATTCAGTCCGTTTACCGGCATCGGCAGCGAGGGTTATATCGCGTTGCAGATGGGGCGCAAGTTCATAGGTGCTGAATTGAAGCGCAGCTATTGGGAGCAGGCGTGCAGGAATCTGGAAGCGGCTAAATACGATCAGGGCGGATTGTTTGATGGTGAAGCAGCATGAGCTACGGCCTATTAGACACACTGATTCCATCAGAGCCAATCGTGCGAGGCTTTAACGAGCCGCGCTTGGTGTCGTTTGCGGATGTTGACGATAAGGACGAAAGCGTAGGCATGGGCAAAGAGGCTCGCGGCATACTATTACAAACTCGCGTTCGTCGCGTGCGTGAGGCGATGCGGGCGCTAGGCGGGAAATGCACAAGCGACGCTATCAGCAAAAAGACTGGACTGTATACGTCTGTAGTCTCTCGCGTGTTGCAATACATGCGCAACAACGGCATGGTGAAATCAACGAAAAGAGGCGCTGGCATGATTCACGACTGGGAACTGGTTGAGAAAAAGCAGGCGGGTAAATCGTGAAACCCATTCCAACAGAGAAGATTCTCGACGAGCTTTGCCTTGAGCAGAAAATCGAATACGTGCCAAAGCTTTCATCCGCTGGCCGATTGCTGGAGCGCACATACCGGAGGAAAGCGTAATGCCAAGCCTGACGTTTGAGATACCTGGCGTTCCGGTGCCGAAGGGCAGGGCGAGGTCAACTAAATCGGGCCATCACTACACGCCTGCTAAAACGAAGGCGTATGAGCAATTGGTTGCGCTGTATGCTCGCAAGGAGATGAAAATCGCAAAGCCGCTGACATGCCCGATTGATTTGGAGGTTTACTTTGACCTTCCTATACCGCAATCTTGGAGCAAGGTTAAACGCAAGATGGCAGAGGAGGATTTTTTAAAGCACACTACCCGCCCGGATGCGGACAACCTTCTAAAGTCTATCAAGGATGGCTGCAACGGCGTGCTGTGGGCCGATGACTCGCAAGTGTGGCGGGTTATGGCTATCAAGTCATACAGCACCGTGCCGAGGGCATCTGTGATCGTTTACTGGAGCGATGTGCCATAATCTCTACGCCGTGCGTGGCTGGTTACCACTGCAAACTGTCTCGTCCCACTTTCAGCGCGGCAGGCACGGCACAATTTTGGTGGTATAGTTTGATCTGGCAGTGAGATGCCGATACAGGATGGCAATGATAAACTTTTACAGGTGCAGTCCCTTACACGTCCCTAGCCGCGTTCGCGCAGCCGTCCGGGAATTCTCACCGTGTCTGGGGCTGCACCTATAGGGGTTTATTATGAGATACAACGCTAAGACTTGGTTGTATACCGCCATTTCTGGTGAAGGCGATGTTTTGTATGTTGGCATCAGTCATCAACCAGCGTTCCGCATAAAAGATCACAAAAGACGATCTAGGTGGGCAGCATTTGCTGTTGAATTTAAGTTTGTCGAGTATCCAGACAGATTTAGTGCTCAATGTGCGGAAAGGTATGCCATAGAAAAGCATAGCCCGCCGTTCAACAAAATTCATAACAGTAATTTTAAGCGGTGCGGTAGAGGCTCATATCAGGTGGTCGTATGAGACTCATTCACAAGAACTATACCTTGCAGTTATTCTTAGAGCGCCGTGCGCTTGCCGAATATCTCGCCTGCTCAGACAAGCAAAAAAGGCTAATCCTGTGGCAGAAATTCGCCAAACTGCACGCAAGCCGTGGCCATGATTTAGTCCGCGCTATGGAAATTGCGAAGGGGCTACGGTGAATTTTTACAAGCGATACATGGGAGATTACATGCG